ATGGACACGACAGCACCGAATAAATCTACGGCCATTGGTTTTTATCTTAACTATGAGGAATTGAAACCGCTCCACCATAGCAACACTAAAATAGCCCATAAAATCGTTTTTATCTTAACTATGAGGAATTGAAACTATTCGAGTAGCTTTTCAATGATCGGAAATTCTTTCCGGTTTTTATCTTAACTATGAGGAATAGTAACATTGTGATGTAATGTTACTGAAAACCTTGATATATTAGGGGTTTAAAAAGGTAGTTGCCGTCCCTTTTTCGAAGTTGGGGACGAATTGGGGACGGTTTCTATATATTTGATTTCGGGAGGCGTTGGAACCGGTCAAACTCCTGTGCTGCCCGTTCTTCCATGCTCTTGGTCACGTGGCTGTACGTGGACAAGAGCGTTTTTTCATTTGCATGTCCAAGCCGTTCTGCTACAGCGCGGGCTGTCAGACCTTGCTCGAGCAAAAAAGTAGCGGAGGTATGGCGCAGGGCATGCAGTTTAATATGTCGAAACCCGTTTTTCTTCAAAAACTCCCGCCACCAACGTGTAACATAGTTGGGGTGATAGGGTAGACCGTCTCCTTTATGGAAAAGAAATTGTCTTCCTTCCGGAGCTTTCCACTTTGATCCTGCTGTCCAACGTTGGAGTTTCCACTCTTTTGTAGCGTACTCTTTCAATTCTTCCATATACCATGCGGGCATTTTGACTTTTCGGACGGATGAACGGGTTTTGGGAGCCTTGATGAGGTATTCCCGATCAATTTTCATTGGGATGTTTTCATCAATCAATATACTGTTGTCCCCAAAGTCGCAATCTTGGATCTCAAGCGCAACAATCTCTCCGCGTCGGAATCCGCCCAAAAACGTCCCCAAGATCAGGAGCCACCAGACGGTAGGTTGCTGGTATAGCGCATCGATGATCTCCATGATTTCGGGTTCATCGTACACCTCGATCTTCGTTTCCGGCTTCTTCGGCCAGCGTACTCCGTCACATGGATTCTGGGCAATGAATTTCCACTCTACCGCAATGTTCAAAACATTGCGCAAAACTTTCAAAATGTCTCGCTGTGTACCATTTCCTAGTGTACCTGGCTTTCCGTCTTTCCTCGCCTCAGGTGTTTTCAGGTACGCTAGAAAATCAACAACGTGCATGGTCTGTATGTCGTCTAATCGCATATGACCGAAACGCGGTATAATGTGTGTGGCAAGGTGCTGGTCATACACGACGAGTGTGGAAGGGGCCAGGTTGTCCGGATCGGATGCGAATTTCGGCCGCCAATGCTTGTCTACAAATTCTTTGAAAGTTGTTTTTTCCGGTTTGATGTAGGTGCCGGACAACACCTCCTGCTTGAAGATGGCCAGTTGATCCTCAAGGTAATCCTGGAGTTTCTTTTTCGTTCTTAGCAACGCTTTGTCTTCAATTGTAATGGTCTTGGATGGTCGATTCCGCCGACCATCAGGATGATACCCTAGATCGACACGTAGCCGCCACGAATTTTCCCCACGCTTTTCGATACTTCCTTTCATAGCAATAACAATTCTCCTTTCATAAGAATATATGTTCGGTCTAAAAAATATATATGAACAGCCTTGCGGCTGGAAAGCGCAAAGTTTACTCAAACATTTCAAGTACGCCCAATGGCTCAAAACACACAGTATAACTCTCAACAGAGACGCATAAACCGTATTTCTCTTGATAACGCTTAATCGCTGAATTTAGGAAATCTTCAGTCACTCCGAGATATTCAGCAAGCTCATATCGATTACGAATTCCGTTTTTGTGGGCTTGTACAATTTTTTGTAATGGAACAAGACGTTCGTATGCCCAAGTGCGAGCCAGAAGCTCTTGTTTGCGATTCGATATTTTAGACTGATCCAAAATGTTGCCAGAGGATGTGTGGTAGTGTCCTAATTCTTCAGCCAGGATGCAGGCTTTTTCGTCATTAGTAGGGATATTCTTGTTTATCCAAATCACTTTATCGGAATACAACCCCTTGATAGTCGGTGTCATCGGCTTTTCGTAAGTGTCTATACCATGCTGTTCTGCCTCCCGCAGCAAATTTTCGTATACCATGACATCACTCCTGGCGTTTTCTTTTGGACCTTATAAATTCTTTAAAGCGTTCAATTTCCTCTAATTCTTCTTCGGTCCAATCCTCATCACCGTCGTGGTGAGCAGCTATTGTGGTTATATTATTGTTTTCATCCTTAATCCCTACTAAATAATCCGCAGATACATTGAAATAGTCGGCAAGAATTCTTATGTTTTCCATTTTCGGATCAGCAGTATCATTTTCATATCGAGAAATCATACTCTTGCTAATGTTTGTTTTGTAAATTTTATTTAATTCTGTCACTAATTCTCCAATGCTTAAATTTTTACTCTTTCTTAGCTTTTTAATTTTCTCTCCGAAAGTGCTCATCTTCTATTCACATCCTAAAAAATATTCCTTCTACGGGAATATTTTATAATACATGTTCCACAAACGCAACATTTTTAATAAAAATAATACCGAAAAAGGAACAAATTTTATTGACACTGAAAATAAAAAGGAGTATATTTAAATTGTTCCTAAAACGGAACGATAAAAGGAGGTGATATTGAATGACGAGGAAAAGGCAACCTTACAATAAGATAAAAGCATTTCTAGTAGAGAAAGGAATAAAACATAAAGATGTAGCTGAATTACTTGATATGACACCAAACACAATTAGTAAGAAATTAAATGGATTCGGTGGCGATTTCACTTTAAGTGAAGTCAAACGACTTCATAATGGGTTTAGAGTTCCAATCGAATATTTTTTTGAACCAAACGTTCCTAAAAAGGAACAAAAAAATTCATGGAAGGAGGTGCGGACATGACATCTTTAAAAACCGAAATCTGGAACAGTCGCCAAATTCGGTTTGTAGAAAAGGACCCGGGCGATTGGTGGGCGGTCGCTAAAGATGTAGCTGGTGCTTTGGGTTACCGAATGGCTTCTGACATGACACGGCTTATGGATAATGAGGAAAAGGATACGCACATTGTGCGTACCCCTGGAGGAAATCAAGAAATGATCGTTATTTCTGAAACAGGAATCTATGAAGCAATATTCAACAGCCGGCGTCAGGAAGCAAAGGCGTTCAAAAAGTGGGTCAAACAGGTAATCAAACAACTCCGCCAGTCTACCGGCCTTGAAGGCTTCCAAATATTCCGCATGCTCGACAAAGAGCACCAAAAAGAAGCTATGCGCAAGCTCAAAGAATCTTTGGAGAAACCGGTTCGGGTAGATTTCATCAAGGCAAACACAATCGCAAACAAAGCTGTGTCCTCCATGTATGGATACCCGAAGATAATTAAGAAAAATGACATGACGCCAGACATGCTTGTTAAGCGGCAGCAAGTACTTGAAGACACAGTAAACCTGATGGCTTTGGTGAAAAAGTTCGGCCTTGAGCTGTCTGTTAGTAAAACAATCTATAACAAATACATGATCAGCTGATAAGGAGGATAAATCATGGCTCCTGAAAAAGCGTTCGCTGCCATCATTGCTGACCTGAAAGAACAGCTCAAAACTGAGCTGCTCCAAGAGTTGCGAGCGGAGATGAATCTTTCACCCGATCGCACACTCACATTTTCAGAAGCATGCGAGTATCTGCACATGTCTGAATATACCTTGCGCCGGTTGTGCCGAGAAAAACGCATCCCACATCGGGTACACGGTGCGGACGGCAGCAAGAACCCCCGGTATTTGTTCAGCAGCAGCAGGCTCGATCAGTGGATCCGTGAACAGGAAGAAAAGAATTATGTGGAAGGGAGGTGAAATCCAAATGACATTCGGTGAAATGCTAGCTTGGACCAATCGGTTCAAAGAGATTTTGAGACAAGAGCCGAGCCACTGGCGAGACGTACGCCTAGCAAATCTCATGACGGATTTGGAGCAAGCATACGGAATACCGTCTTTGCGAAACGAATCGTTTGAAACAGCAAACCCGTTCGTGATGCAGCTTTATCGAGCGGTGTCAGAAGCACGGAGTATTTGAGGAGGTGAAAAAATGAAAACCGTATACGTGGATACTGCAGCTGAAAACGAAGCTTTGAGTGTGGCGCTCAACGTCATCTCAAACCAATACCCAGAATCAACGCTAGAAATCGTCGACCAAGAGACCAATTATCCTCTCACAAGATTCCAAGTATTAGCAAAAAATGGCTCATATAGTATTGTGGATTTGTTTGTTGTCGACCTTATCCATTTTGGTGAGAATGGCAAAGTCAAGCTTTATGTTGCGGTTATTTTGAGAAAGGGTAATGAGTGATGGCGGATTTCGATTGTCAAGAAAGAACAGAAGAAGAATGGGCTGAAATGGTTAGTGATTTACTTCTCAAAAACAAACAGTATGAAACAGCAATCAAAGAAGCACTGGAACTGATGGAATACGGTGGTCCTGGAACAAGGTCAAAAGTGAAATATGTATTAGAGCAAGCATTGGAGGGAGACAAATGAGTGTATGCTTCTCCGCTAGCCGCTTGATGAAAGTTTCAGAGGTTCGTAGATTGTGCGAAGAAATACGCGAAAATCCGGCATTGTTGCTGGCAACTGAATTGAGAGCGAAAAAATTATTATACCAACACTTCTGGAAAAAGAAAAAAAGCCCGCTATGAAGCGGACCAAGAAAAACACCTATTAACTTTTAATATATCACAAGAAAGGAGAGATATCATGCCGATCCAAATCACGATTTCAGCTGAAACAGCTGAAGAAACTATGAAACTAATTCAAGAGTTAGCGGATACCGTTTTTAAGACGCAACGAGTAGATGTTTCACCAAAAACAGAAGTCTCAACTTCTGAAACTGAGTCTACTAAACAAAAAACGAAACCTCAACCCCAAAAACCAAAGGCTCAAACAACGCCAGATGAACCAGTCCCTTCCATTGTAGAGCTCCGGGCTAAAGCTCAGGAGAAGGGTAAGACTCCGGAAGGCAAGCAGGCGATTAAAGCTCTTCTCCAAAAATACGGATGCAAGTCCATCTCTACCGTTCCAGAAGAAAAACGAGCCGAGTTTATGGCGGAGGTGGAGGCGCTGTGAGCCAGGCACATGCTGAACGGGATCATGCTCTGCTGAGTGCATCCCAGGCCGAACGGTGGTTGAATTGTCCTCCTAGCGCAAGGCTTCAAGAAGGCATTCCAGACAAAACCAGTGAATACGCAGCGGAAGGAACCACGGCGCATGAGCTGTCAGAGACTCTCTTGCGCCGGCGGATTTTCCCATGCAACTCGAAACAACGGGAAAAACTTGAGAAACGGTTCGAGGAAATCAAGACCAGCAAGTACTATAACGCTGAAATGGAAGAAGCGATTCAATGGTATGTAGACTTTGTTTGCGAACGATTTCTTACAGCTAAATCCCGATCCCGTGATGCTGTTGCCCTTCTGGAAGAACGTCTTGATTTTTCAGAATGGGTACCGGAAGGGTTTGGAACGGGCGACGTGGTTCTGATCGCGGATGGAGTGATGGAGATCATCGACCTAAAGTATGGGAAAGGTGTGCCGGTTAGTGCCATTGGCAACCCTCAAATGAGACTTTACGCCCTGGGAGCCTGGGCATCACACCACTGGCTGTATGATATCCGTGAAGTGCAAATGACGATTGTACAGCCCCGCTTGGATAGTATCAGTACGGACACGGTTCTAATTGAAGAACTACTTGAGTGGGGAGAAAACACCGTTAAGCCGGTTGCCGCTCTGGCGTGGGAAGGAAAAGGGGAGTTTAAAGCCGGAAATCACTGCCGATGGTGCAAAGTAAAAGCTACTTGTCGGGCGAGAGCTGAAGCGAACATGGAAGCGCTGAAATACGAATTTCAAGACCCGGCACTGCTCAGTCATGAGGAAATAGGCTCCATTCTGTTCATCGCTGATCAGCTCAAGGCATGGGCAAAAGATGTGGAAGAATATGCTCACGAACAAGCACTGAAAGGCGAGAAGATTCCACAGTGGAAACTAGTCGAAGGGCGATCGAACCGCATCATTACGGATGAAGAAGCGCTAAAGCAGCGATTGCGTGAAGCTGGATTTAAGCTGAAAGATATTACGGAGACGAAACTACTAGGCGTTTCTAAACTTGAAAAAGTAGTCACTAAGAAAAAGCTGGCTGAAATTGCTGGAGATCTCATTATTAAGCCCCAAGGGAAACCAGTCTTAGTACCTGAAACTGACAAACGACCAGCGCTCAATAGCATTGAACATGAATTTGCAAATATTGATATGGAGGTTGATCAATGATGATCGATAACAACGCTACAAAAGTGATTACAGGGAAGGTGCGCCTATCATACGTTCATGTATTCCAGCCCCAATCGATTGATGGTGGGGAAGAAAAGTATAGTACCTCTATCCTTATCCCTAAAGAAGATAAAGAAACCTTGCGGAAAATCAAAACCGCTATTGAAGCAGCAAAAGAACTTGGTAAGAGTCAGTGGGGAGGCAAGATTCCGGCTAACTTAAAACTACCTCTACGGGATGGAGATGAGGAGCGGCCAGATGATGAAGCCTATGCAGGCCATTACTTCATCAACGCTAGCAGCAAAACAAAACCAGGGATTGCCAAACCGATCGGTAAGACTCCTGATGGAAAAACAAAATTTGAGGAGATTACGGACAGTACGGAGGTTTATAGCGGTTGCTACGCCCGCATCAGTATCAATTTCTATCCTTTCAACAAAAACGGGAATCGAGGCATAGCTGTGGGGTTAAACAATATCGTAAAGGTTCAAGACGGTGAACCACTAGGCGGTCGTGCCCGACTAGAGGATGAGTTTGCTGAGATTGAATTCGATGACGTTCTGGAAGATGATGACGACTTTTTGCAATAGAAAAGTAGAGAAAAAGAAAAGGGGCCTCGCCCCTTTTCTTATAAGTAGGGAGGGAGACCTTTGAATCTGAATGAGTATCAAAAACTGGCCGGGCGAACGGCAAATCTTAAAGACGAAGCTTTGACAAACTTTGCACTCGGAGTTGCTGGGGAAGCTGGTGAGGTAGCGGACCTAGTTAAAAAACATGTTTTTCATGGTCATCCATTAGAACGTGAGGAGATGATTAAGGAGCTGGGGGATGTACTCTGGTATGTCTCTCAATTAGCCGCTTGGATGGGCATTGAACTGAACGAAGTGGCTAGAAAAAACATTGAAAAACTCATGCTTCGGTATCCTAACGGATTTAGTAAAGAAGCTAGCCGGGAGAGAGCGACATGACCATCTTGCAAATCGACATTGAAACCTATTCTAGTGATGATCTCACTTCTTGTGGCGTTTACCGCTACGTTGAGGCACCAGATTTTGAGATCCTATTGTTTGCCTACGCTTACGATGATGATCCTGTTCAGGTAGTGGATTTGGCAACCGGGGAGAAATTGCCGGATCAAGTCTTGCAGGATCTGACAAACCCAGAAATCATAAAGACCGCTTTCAATGCGAACTTTGAGCGGACGTGTATAGCGAAACACTTTGATATTACATGCGATCCGCGTCAATGGCGATGCACGGCGGTATGGGCCATGACTTTGGGGCTGCCCGGTTCCCTTGAGAAAGTAGCTGAGGTACTCAAGTTGAAAGCAAAAAAAGACACCCGTGGCAAAAACCTGATCAAGTATTTCTCTGTGCCATGCAAGCCCACTAAATCAAATGGCCAACGAACCCGAAACCACCCACACCACGATCCAGAAAAGTGGCAGCAGTTCAAAGAATACAACCGACAAGACGTGGTGGTGGAACGGGAAATCAGACGGAAATTACAACGCTTCCCAGTACCAGACCATGAATGGAAATTATGGGCACTGGACCAAAAAATCAATGACCGGGGGGTTAGACTAGACCCGGCACTATTCAAAGCGGCTATTGAGTGTGACCGGCAGTACACAGAACGGCTAATAGCCGAAGCCAAAGAGATAACGGGGTTGGAAAACCCAAACAGCGATGTTCAACTAAAAACGTGGCTTCGTGAAAACGGCTTGGAAACCGACAGTCTAGCCAAAGAGCATATGGCGGATTTAATTGAACAGGCACCGGATGACGAGGTGCGTCGAGTGCTGGAGATCAGGCAGGAGTTAGGGAAGACAAGCGTGGATAAGTACAAAAAGATGGATGAAGTAATTTGTCAGGATGAGCGAGCACGGGGACTGCTCCAATTCTGCGGAGCCAATCGTACCTGGAGATGGGCAGGGAGGTTGATCCAAGTTCAAAACCTGCCTCAGAACAAATTGGAAGACCTGGCTTTGGCCAGGGAAGTTCTCAGAAGCGAAGACTTTGAACTACTAGAACTGTTATACGGCCCACCACCGTTCGTGCTGAGCCAGCTGATCCGCACCGCTTTCATCCCATCCCCCGGCTGCCGATTTATTGTTAGCGACTTCTCTGCCATTGAAGCACGGGTAGTGGCCTGGCTGGCAGATGAAAAATGGGTGTTAAACGTGTTCCGTGACCACGGCAAGATCTACGAGGCCACCGCAGCTAACATGTTCAAAGTCCCATTTGAAACGATTGTGAAGGGCCATCCCAACTATGAGCTACGCGCAAAGGGAAAAGTAGCGACATTGGCTTGCGGATATCAGGGCGGCCCGCAAGCATTGATCGCGATGGGTGCCCTGAAAAGCGGAATCCCGGAGGAAGAACTGCCAAGGTTAGTCCAGCAATGGCGCGATGCTAATCCAAACATTGTCCGACTTTGGTATGACGCAGAAGAGGCTGCAATCAGTGCTGTTCGTCAAAAGACAACGGTGAAACTGGCTCACGGCGTCAAATACCGATATGAAGCAGGTATCCTGTTTGCTGATCTACCCAGCGGCCGAAGCCTGGCCTATGTCCGGCCACGAATTGAACCAGATCCGCAGTTTGGCAAAGACGGCCTAGTATATGACGGCATGGACCAGGTGAAGAAGAAGTGGAAACCGCAAAGAACTTACGGTGGGAAACTAGTGGAAAACCTGGTTCAGGCCATCGCACGGGACTGCCTGGCGGAGAGTTTGAAACGGTTAGACAAAGCCGGGTACGACATTGTGATACATGTGCATGACGAAGTTGTGCTAAACGTCCCGATCGGAACCGGATCCGTTGAAGAAGTGGCCAAAATTATGAGTGAACCAATTAATTGGGCTCCTGGATTGCCTTTGACTGCAGACGGTTTTGAATGTGAGTTTTATCGAAAGGACTGATGATAATGCTTACTTACGCAACATTCATGAGGCACGCGGAAAAAGTGATCAAAACGGTTAGCGAAAACAGACCGGAACTAAAAGGCGTATATCATCACCCGGATGGATCGTTAGTGGTGACAGACGCAAAAAGAATGTACAAAGTATCAGGGATTGAACATAACAAACCGTTAGGCTCTGTATATACGACGAAAGGTCGAAAGCTTGAAACTCCTTACCCGAATGTGGATCGGCTCATGAAGGATGATCCGGTATATCAACAAATTGATCAGGTATATCAATTTAAAACAACAGAACTACTACAAGCTGTTGATTGCGTGAGCTGCATTCCTGTTGCTTTAAAAGAGACACCGGTTTTGTTTTTTAAAGGAAATCGGCTTGCTTGTTACTACAAAAGCGGGGAACGGGCTTCCTATTATTTACCGGTATCATTTCCAGATCGTTTTGCAATCAACGGGATGTTTCTATTAGACGCACTCAAGCTGTTGAAAGCAGTGAAATGCCGAGAGTTTTCATTTATTTACCAAGCAAAACTAAGGCCGATCTTTCTTAAAGCGGAAAATATTACGATCTTAATCGCACCGGTAAAAATTTAGGAGGGGTCCTAATGCTAAAGCTTATTAGCGGTAGTTTCGAAGATTTAAAGAAAGAAATGAAGTTGTACCTTGAAAACGTCAATCAAAAAATTCAAGCCCTTGAAAAAGAACGGAGACGGGCTGAATTCGAAGATCAAATGAAAGAGCTGCACAACTTAAAGCGGATCTACTCACTTTCTAAAGTGCTACCAGTGCGGATCGAAGGAATCGTTATCAACTATAAACTTTATAAAGCGTTTATGAAAAAGCTAAAAGGCTTTGAAAAACACACCGCGGTGCTCTGGGACAGACTAGAGATTCATTATCGAGAACCAAAAACTAAGAACAAAGGCACTTTAACTTTACTAGATTTAAGTTCTTATTTTCGTGATTTCAAACACATTCCGATTGCAGAAATGGAGGAAAAAGAGATTGAAACCAGTGCGTCTATTTGAATACGAAAACGGCACAGTGCGGTACAATCCTGCGCTGTGTCCAAAATGTAAAAACTTCACGGGCGATACGTGCCGGATACATGTCTCGAACGTCGAACGGCAGACAACAATAACACAGACGTATTGTATCAAGAAGATAGACTTCAAGAATCCATATAAGCAGAAAAAACGATGCGATTTGCAAGAACGTCACTCTGAGCCATTTTACGCACAACGTTTAAATGAGATATAGACAGTGAATTTATACAAGGATGTGTGTGGGGGGGTGGACATCATCGAACTGGATATCAGTTTTGGAAAGCATCGGGCAGATACGAACTGGAAGCCGGAATATCTGACGTGGGATGAGTTTGTGGAAAGACTTCGTAAAATACGCCGCACATCTGAAACCATGGCCGAGTACGACCGCATGAGTAATATTGCCAAAGGCAAAATCAAAGACGGACCGGCTTTTGTGGGCGGGTTCGTCCGCAGCGGCCGGAGGAAAAAGCAGAACATCGACTCCCGCAGCCTCATCACGCTAGATGCTGATCATGCGGATGATGATTTTATCTTTATGGTCGAATTGGTGTTGGGTGGCCATGCTTACGTCATCTACTCGACCCACAGCCATCGGCCGCATCATCCAAAATACAGACTAGTCGCACCAGCCAATCGATCCATGAGCCCGGATGAATACGCTGCCGTAAGCCGGAAAATCGCAGAACATATTGGTATGCAATATTTCGACAAAACCACTTTTGACGTCCATCGGCTGATGTATCTGCCGTCCTGCTCAAAAGACGCGGAACCGGTTCAGAAAATATACGAAGGCGATCCCTTAGATGTAGATGAGATTTTGAACCAATACAAAGATTGGCGAGATCCCAACCAGTGGCCACGGCATCCGAAGGATGATTCCCTGCAACGGGCCACAAGCAATAAGATGGAAGACCCCCGGAGCAAACCGGGAGTGATCGGAGCATTTTGTCGGTGCTTCACGATCAGTGAAGCCATTGCCCGTTTTCTCCCTGACAAATATGAACCGGTAGATGACAGTCTGACTCGATATACCCACGTCGGTTCAACCGGTTATGGCGGACTTGTGGTCTACGATGACGACACGTTTGCTTACTCCCATCACGAAAGTGATCCAATCGGTGGGCGGGAGGTCAATGCTTTTGATCTAGTACGGATCCATAAATTTGGACACTTGGATGACCAGGCAAGTGAGAAAACGAACATCACCAAACTGCCTAGCCATGTGGCGATGGAACGTTTTGCTGCAGGGCTTCCCGAAGTGAAGCGGCTCATTATGGATGAGATTCAGGAAGAATTTAACGAGGACGAAGATGAGGATGATGACCAAGACGACAGCTGGAAAGAAAAGCTGGAACTACATCCAAAAACCGGTCTCCCGCTTCCTACAGCCGCAAATGTAGAGTTGATCTTGTCAAACGGGATTTGGAAAGATGTTCTTGCTTATGACGCCTTTGGTAACGCTGAGGTGATCTTGAAGCGGTTGCCATGGCGGGATCGGTTACGGACGCATAGATCCTATGAGCCCTGGTTAGGGGCTGATGACAAGCGTTTGCAGCACTGGTTTGCCAAAACGTATGATATCAATTCGGCTCGGATTATACAAAACGCTTTCACGGAGGTGGTTCATAGGAACATGTTTCACCCTATCAAATCGTTCATTGAATCACGGGAATGGGACGGAGTCGAAAGAGCAGAGGCAATATTTATTGATTACCTGGGGGCTAAGGATACCCATTATGTTCGCCAAGTCAGTCGGAAAATGCTTCTGGCCGCTGTCACCCGGTTGTATGAACCGGGATGCAAATTTGATCAAATGTTAGTTCTGGTTGGGCCACAAGGCGCCGGGAAAAGTAGTATACTTGCAAAACTGGGGCAAGAGTGGTTCTCAGATTCTTTGCGGACGTTTGAGAACAAAGAGGCTGGAGAACATCTGCAAAACGCCTGGATTTTTGAAATTGGAGAGCTATCCGCTATGAAGAAGTCAGAAGTAGAGGAGGTCAAAGCCTTCTTATCAAAAACTGAAGATCGCTATCGGGTAGCTTATGACCGCCAGGTGTCCGATTTCCCACGAAAATGCGTGTTCTTTGGAACAACAAACACTCGAGAGTTTTTGAGAGACACCACGGGGAACCGCCGTTTTTGGCCGGTGGAGATTAGGCCGGAAAGGGCCCAATATAGCCATTGGGAACATTTAACCAAGGAACGTGTACAGCAAATTTGGGCGGAAGTATTGAGCTGGTACAAGGCGGGTGAACCTCTGGAGCTGGATAGCGAGGCAAGGAAGGAAGCAGAACGCCAACAGGCTGCACACATGGAGAGCGATCCACGTGAAGGCTTGATTCAGGAATGGCTAGAATCCGAAGAACTTGATGAACTGGATCGCCCAACGGGTCGCCGTCGGCAGCGGGTCTGTGCCGCCCAAATATGGGTGGAATGCCTGGGCAAACGGCGTGGCGACATGAAACCTTGGGATGCAAAAGAGATTTGTGAAATCATGCGGAAAATGCCTGGTTGGGTTGAACGCAAAGGGCGAGCCAAAGTACCTGGCTATGGGGTCCAAACCGTCTTTGAGAGAGTAGATCAAGGGTTGCAGTAAGACGTTGCAGTAAACGTTTTTTACTGCGATCACTGCAACCGGAAAAGTTACAGGAGTTGCAGTAAGGTTGCATTAAAATTTGATTTACTGCAACCGCCAAAAACCTTGATGTAAAAGGCTTTATAGGGTGTTTGTTGCAGTAGTTGCAGTATTTTCTATAAATAAAAGATTTATATAAAGAGCATATAAACGCTTATATGCTAAACGTAAATTAACGCATATACGCGCGCGCGCGTAAACTTCAGCAACCTAACATGAGGTGAATGCATGCCGTGAGAGAAACAGACATTGAACGACATCTGGTCCGGGAAGTGGAACGGATTGGAGGGAAGGCGCCGAAATGGGTATCTCCAGGAAACCGAGGGGTACCGGACCGAATCGTGATCCTACCTAATGGTCGATTGGTGTTCGTCGAGTTGAAAAAACCAGGAGGCCGAATGGGACCACTTCAAAAAAGATGGGCTGAGATTTTGAAGGGAATGGGCCACCAAGTTTACAAAATTGATTCGATTAAAGAGATTGATAGATTCATAGATAAGGTAAGTAAAGAGGTGAGTAAAACTGAAATATAAGCCACATAAGTATCAGGAATATGCTACTCAACGGATTATTGACACGCCGTATATCGGCCTGTTTTTGGAAATGGGCTTGGGAAAAACCGTGTCAACTCTAACAGCTATTGATCTGCTGTTGAATGATTACTTTGAGGTAAATAAGGTGTTAGTGATTGCCCCGTTACGGGTCGCCAACGATACCTGGCCCAGGGAGATAGAAAAGTGGGATCATTTGAATTATCTTCGCATCAGTAAAATCTTAGGAAGTGTCGATCAACGGCGAAGAGCATTAAAAGCTGATGCGGATATTTATGTCGTTAATCGAGAGAATGTTGTTTGGTTAGTTGGAGAGCTAGGGGGGAAATGGGACTTTGACATGGTGGTGATTGACGAGCTGTCTAGTTTTAAAAACCACAAGTCTAAACGCTTCCGGGCTCTTAGACGGGTCAGACCGATGATGAAGCGGGTTGTCGGATTGACCGGTACACCTGCGCCCAACGGGCTAATTGACTTATGGCCACAGATCTACCTTTTGGATTTAGGGGAACGATTAGGAAAAACCGTCACCGGTTACCGAGATCGATACTTTGTCCCCGGAGAACGTAACGGTCACACTGTGTATAAATGGCGAGAGAAAAAAGAGGCTGAAGAGCGTATCTATGATGCCATTTCGGACATTGTCGTCAGTATGAAAGCCGAAGACTGGTTGGAGTTGCCGCCAAAGATTGAAAGAACCTTGCCTGTCAAAATGTCCGAACAAGCCTGGAAACTGTATAAAAAACTGGAACGCGAATTGTTGATTGAGTATGAGGATGCGGATGTTGTCGCCCAAACGGCTGCCGTACTGTCAAACAAATTGCTGCAGATGGCATCTGGAGCCGTATATGATGAGCTGCGGGGAATCAAACGTATCCATGATGCTAAGCTGGATGCCCTAGAGGATATCATTGAGGCGGCCAATGGAAAGCCGGTGATGGTGTTCTATAATTATCAGCACAGCTTAGACCGGATCCAGCAACGCTTTCCAGAGGCCAAGGTGTTACGGAAGGGAAAAGCGGGCAGCGAGGATATCACAGCTTGGAACAATGATGAGATACCAATCCTTTTGTTACATCCTAAATCAGCAGGACACGGTTTGAATCTGCAGGAGTCCAGTTGCCAAACGGTAGTATGGTTTGATCAAATATGGAGCTTGGAGGAATATATGCAGGCCAATGCCAGGGTACATCGGCAGGGTCAAACAAGAAGTGTTGTGATCATGAGGCTTGTGGCAGAAGGGACAATGGATGAAGATGCAATTGAGGCTATAGAACAAAAGGAAACAGGCCAAGAGGCCTTGATGCAGGCAGTGAAAGCTAGAATTGAAAAAGCGAAAGAGGGTGAAAGAGTATGACCATGCTATTGATAAAGTGTACCATCAGCTTCCAGATGAGTATAAAAAAGTTGGTGAAACTAAAATATTGGACAAAGTCACAACGCAACGTTTAGGTGGATGAACTGAAAAAATTTAACCCATGAGAGCTTCATAAGCTTTAAAATCATTTATTAATTATTTTATTTATATTCGTAAATATGCTTTGAAATTGGGATTTGTTAATTAAAGACAAAGAAAAAAATACTGATATTTTTTCCGAAATAAAGAAAATACCAGCATTTTTCTCATTTACCTTCAGTATTAATTTATTTTATTTCTGCAGGCCTTTGGCTTCTAGAAGAAGCCGGGCCTGCGTATCATCAGTTTGAATCGGACGTTTGGCCCGAAAAAAGTATAAACAACTGTCAAAAAAGTTGCCTAATATATTTGACGATAGCCATTAAAGTGTCTTTGCTTAGAACAATTATGATAAATAAACACTTCAATGCGATCATCTCCTTTCAGAATATAAAGAGATGATACGCTCTTGACGTCCTAATTTTAGATTATGCAGTTTACTTAAAAAAATAACATCAAAATAAAAACGCCGAGATCTCTCCCGGCATGCATACCCAACTCCATTTTATCACACTGGGAGGGGTCTTTGTGAGATTAAAAGAACTTAAAATTAATCCTAGTACTATGAGACTAGAAATTGATATAATGGAACAAAAAGGAAGCTTTGCCATCGTTGTTTGTGATGGGAAGGCGAAAATTACTGAATTACCACCGTATGGGGAAACGAAGATTATCACTCATCAGGGCAAGGTGAAAAGGGTGAAGTTTGATGAGGGGGAAGAGTTTTAGGAGGGAGAACTAATGTTTTTTTGTGAAATTAAGATACTAAAATCTGCTAATGGAATTGAAAAAATTAAAGTAAAAAAGACTCACAACGGAAACCAACTATCTAAATTTACTATTAGAATAGGTGATGAATTGGTAGTGAAACCACACAATAAATTAAAACTTAAGCATAGGGATCGAAGGGTACAAGTCCTAAATTTTACTGAGCATGATAGGTTTGGCCTAAGAGCCAGAGTGAAATTTTTGGACAATAATAGGTATGGGTTTGTAAACATTGAAGATTTAGAAGAATTAGTGTAGGTATACGGTGGTTGTTTCACGAGGGGGAAGAGTTTTGAGAAAAAAAGAAAAACGAATGAAAAAGGTTAACGGTCTATTTGGACATATCAATCTTATTATAAGAAACATTATTTTGTCTTTTTATTTCTCATTACTTATAGTTGCTATGATTTTGCTTAATCCCTTTTTTGTTTTAGTAACATTTATTATTATTTTTCTTTTGTACTACAATTATCTTAAATATACCGACAAGTTTCATATACGTCCTATAAAATATGAGGAGCTTAAAACATATTATGGAAAAAAATTGATTCACTATACAAATTATTTAGATGATGATGCGATTAATAATTATCATCTTACGGGTAATATAAGATTAATTGGAAATGGTAATGCAAAAGCGAACTACAGAATGAAATGCAAAGATAAAAGTAAAAAATTTGTATGGTTTCACGTTGAAGATTCTATAAACAAAAATGAGCCCGAACTAGAAAGTTTTTTACAATCTCACTTATTTGAATCGAATCCAAGAAAGTATAAAATTGTTGTTAATTTTGAAGATGTTTTAGATTTTCCTTTGTTTATCAATCCAGTTAACGGAAATATTTTAGTTTATGGTGATGCAAATGTACCTGGAATACTATATAAAGAGTTTGTTTGGTATACTAAAAGACTCTATATTAAATATATACTAAAATACTCTTTTATAATTTTTTTGCTTTATTTTCCTTTAAAATATCACGACTTCATTGGAACAATGATAAATAAAAGGAGAAAAAGATGATGCTTGTTCTACCAGCCCTCTGGAGGACACTGAATGACGCTTAGGCGTTGTTTGGTGTCCTTTTTTGTTTGGAATCAATCAAAGAAAGGAGAATGATCATGATTGATCTAATCCAACAATATAGTGACGCTTTGAAGCAAGCTAGAAAAATGTATAAAACGGCCAATGACGAGGATAAAAAAATCATTTCCGGTATGATTTCTGATTTGGTATATTCGTTGGAATGGATGAAAACAAGTAGAATGCCAGGGAACAGAAGAGGTATTGAGCGGAGAGCAGCTTATCAAAGGGAAAAACCGTTTGATCCGTTACTAATGCAAAGATATTTCAGAAGTACAGATGAAGATGTTTATGAGTGGGATGATCATCTGCAAGAACATAAAATTGATGAATGGGATCGTCAGCGAATTGAAGACGCTTTGTCCGTTCTTACGGAGAGAGAACGAGAAGTATATTTGATGTCCAGAGGCCATTGCTTATCATACGGTCAAATCGCAAACTATTTATGTATTTCAAAGGGAGCCGTCCAAACAATGATTGAACGTGCGGAAAAGAAAATAGCTGAAAGAAAAACTGAGAGCCTCTTCTGCTTATGCGGATGAGGCTTTTATTCAATACTAGATACAAAAACAAAATTGGTATAAAATTTTGTAAAATAAATCTTTTTCAAGGAGAGGAATGTAAATGGAGCAGTTAATTAAACATATTCCGCGAATCCCCGAAAACCAAAGATATTGGTTTGTAAGGACAAATTCAGGAGAATATTATGATAGTTTTGTAAATGATGGATTCATAGGTATTGGGTGGAATCAAATTGAATTGAAACATTTGAAAGAAAACAGACCTTTAGAGGATATTGTTAGAGAAAAATATAAAAACGAGAATAGACCAAACTATGTCGCGAATCAAATAAAAACGTTTTGCAACGACATGAAAAAAGGGGACATTGTGCTGATTCCTTCGAGTAAATCTACTTTCATACATTTTGGGGTTATTCAAGATACTGAACCATATGAAGAGGAAATTCCTTTTGAGGTAGAAAACATTGACGAACATCCAGAACTACTCTTCGAATACGAAGGTGTATGTCCATATCGAAAAAGAAGAAGAATAAAGTGGGTTAAAGTTATAAAACGAGATAATATGGACCCACAATTGTACAAACTTATTTATTCACATCACACAATTTCTAACGCGGATGGTTATGCTGAATATATTGATAAATCATTATTTGATTTCTATATTAAGGGAGATAAGTGTCATTTTATACTGCATGTACGTAAAAAAGAGCATATCAAGGCACGTCATTTAATACCTTTCATGTCCGATTTGTTAACGATAGCTGATCGTAATTCTGACGATGAAATTGATATTAAAGTTAATGTTCAATCGCCCGGAACAATTGAGCTTATAGGGTATATTCCTATCATAATTATGGTATCTGTAGGTTTGGTTGGTGTGATAGGTGGAAGAGTGAAATTTTTTGGAATGGAATTAGATACACCAGGAATCATAGGGAGATTGTTAGAATGGCGTAGAACAAAACAGCAAGAACAAAATCAAGGACAAGAAAGTATTAATGAGCCAACTGAACAGCAAAAAGAGAGACTGGTTGCCAATGCAGAAAATCTTGATATTCAATTGCCAGAACAATTACAAAAAGCATTGAAAGCATACGCTGAAGATGTAAATAAACAAATATCTGTTACAGAAGAAAAAAATAAAGAGAACCAATAAATTTATTCGTCCTCTTTATACCTGTTTTCGACCTTAAAGAATAATTTGACTGTTAGTGTGGATAACAACAGTGCTACTAGCTCTCTAGTATAAAAAAAACCGATTGTTCTGTCGCTAAGAATATTTAATTTCAAAAGGGTTACGTCATATAACAGAAAAAAAACAGCGGTAATAAGAATAAACATATTGAGTTGTGAAACAATGCCGATAATTTTTTTCATATGACTTTCCCCCTTTCGAAACATAATATTCAATCATTTACTCAAAGTTTCCTACCGATTATAATAAAATTTTAGCATTTTGTAAATAAAAAATAAATAAAAGCTGATTACGCCTTTGTTTTTGTCGTACAAATGCCACCATATAGTGAAGAAGGAATTTATCTCCTTTTGTCGAATTGAGTAGGCGGAAGGAGAGGTTAAGCATTGAACTTTGAAACAAAGCATATTATCAGATGGGGTATTCCAGGTTGGGTCTACATTATTAGCCTAATTTCTTATTTTATCTTTAGCACACCAGGCTTATTAATCGACCTAAAAACTAAATATGGTTTAACAATCCTGAGTTTAAGTGCAATTCTTGCCGGGATCGGAGTCCCAATTGGTTATCTTATTCATCAAATAAGTATGCTTTTTGGTTTTGTTGTAAGGCATAAATGGAATAAGTATTTTAGGAAAGAGTATGAATTAGACAATAAAATTATTGGCAATGACAATGGAGAAAAAATTAGAGAAAGGTATCGTCATTTATTATCACGAGTACATGAATTAAGAGCACTAAAGTATAGTAATGGGTTATCTGTCTTAACGATTTTAGTCATGCTATATTTCTATTCAAATACATTAGCTGGCTTAATTATTTCAGTCATTAATTTGTTATTTGTGATAATTGTACATGTTAATCAAAAATATTTTGAAGCTAACTTAAATTTTTTTATAAAAAGAACTTTAGAGCGCCATTAACGGCGCTTTTTACTTTTTTTCTGGGAGGGAAGAACAGAAGCAATATAAGTTTTGTTAAAAAATATAAGTTTTGTTAAAAAACGAAAAGAGAAGTTGAGTCACCGCGAATTGATCGACTTGATGGAAGTGAATTTGCCCGACGTACAAGCGAGTGCGTGAGGCGATTAGGAGGAAGTGAATTTTATTTAGGTAGAGAGAAATCGGGAAGTAATTTTAATGATTATTTTTCTTTTCTTACACCTTTAAATGGTTTGTTGTCAGATGTTTTCATATCCATAAAGCGACCAACGTCACCGCGTTTGACCCAGGCGTCAGTTTTAGGATTGTATACTTGGGATCGGTCTCTTACCGAACCTTTTCTATAACCGTCTCCAGTGTTCTTTGCCAAGTTTATCAACTCCTTAATTCCCGATTTCTCTCTTTGTATCAATTATTCAATGTGGTAGGGACAAATACCTATTATTCGTCGAAATTTGACGAACGAATTTTGTAGGAAAGACTCTCCTTTTGTTGTATTGTGTAGGCGAAAGGAGGGGATAATATGTTAGATAAATTAATTGAAGAAGGCCTAAATTTAAAATCACAAATAGAGGTTACTGAAGTTTATGGTGTCAAAAGCTATAATCTTTCAGGTGAGGATTTTGAAAAATGGGCCTCAAAAGTTATATTGTATTTAGAGGATCATTATCCTGGTAAGGCCATAACTAATAAAGCTATTGAAGTTTACAATCAATTAAGAAATAGCAGTGTGGAAAATTACGAGTTTCTTTTAGGAACAATTAAAGGACTTCAAGAATATGAAAGGGAACAAGATGATGATTTTGACGCTTTTTAGATATTAAAGATGAAGCATCCTTCGGGGTGCTTTTTTTATTTGGAGTTGATAGTATGAACTTCTATAAAACAAAACAATGGAAAAGGAAACGTGAATCCATACTTCGACGTGATGAATACCTTTGCCAGGAGTGCAAGCGATACGGAAAGACTACACAAGCAACGATGGTTCATCACATTGTACCTTTAGAGAAAAGGCCAGACCTTAAACTGATGAGTTGGAATCTTATCAGCTTTTGCAATAAATGCCATGAATCGATGCACAATCGAAATACTGATGAGCTTTCGGAAAAGGGAATGCAGTGGGTCGAAAGAGTCCGTCATCATTTGGAAAATAATCCCCCCTACCAAAATTTTTTCAGATGAGCACTCAGGGACCGGAGGGGGCAGGCATTTCCAATAGCGCGGACCCTAAAAAATTTTTTTCGGGGAGGTGAGAGCATGGCAAAGGTACCAACCAAGGAGACAATCAAACGGCGAACGATTGCTGATATGAAAGCTCTTGGAACTTACAAAAGTCAGTACAATCGCTTGATCGACATATATTCTGAACTCGTTTATCAGTTTCTAAAATTAAATCAAGAATTTGAAAAGAGTGGGTATCAATATGAAGTTTTCACCGATCAAGGCGGTGTAAAAAAATCCCCAATTGTTGCAACCCTAGAGAATCTAAGAAAAGATATCTTGGCATACTCCGACCGGTTGTGCCTCAACCCGAAATCATTAGAAACGGTTACGGCCGAGACCGGTAAAAAATCCGTCTTGGCTTCGGTGTTGAAAGAATTGTCATGAAAAAATTTAAGAACTATAACGAGGTAATGGAGTATGCCAAGAGTATAGTTGAAGGTCGGAAAGTCGCTTGTAGAGAACTCATCCAAGCTGCGAAACGATTTTTTAAGGATTTAGAAAATCCAAAATACGACCTCAATCCAAAGGAAGCGGAATTCGTTATTCAAATCATTGAAAAAACGTTCGTTCACGATCAGGGTGAACGATTAGACGGTACACCGTTACGCGGTGAGCCTTTTTTATTGGAACCGTGGCAGAAGTTTATCATCTACAATTTGCTTGGCTTCTATCTCAAAGGAACGAAGATCAGGAGATACAAAGAAGCGTTTATCTTTATTCCAAGAAAAAACGGTAAAACGAGACTGATTGCGGCGTTGGCATGGGCCTTGGCGCTCCTCGAAAGACTATCTGGATCAAAAATCTATATCACTAGCGCGGCCCTGCAACAGTCTTTGCAATCGTTCGATTTCATCCTTTTCAATCTTCGCCAAATGGGCGAAGATCAAAATTTTCGGATATTGAACAATAACCAAGAAAACAGCATTAGCGGCGAATTCAGCGACGGTTCCATTTACATTCGGGCCCTGGCCGCAAACCCAGATAAGCAAGACTCCTTGAATTGCAACGTCGGTATTGCAGACGAAATGCACGCCTACAAGACACCGAAACAATACAACATCATTAAAGAGGCAATGAAAGCCTATACCAACAAACTGATGATCGGCATCACGACTGCCGGCGATGACATGACGTCGTTCTGTTACCAGCGGTTAGAATACTGCAAAAAGATTTTGGATGGTACCGTAACCGATGAAGCATATTTTGTCTTCATCACAAAAGCTGATGAGGATGAAAACGGGGAAGTAGACTACACAAACCCAATTGAACATGAAAAGGCGAATCCTAATTACGGAGTAACAATTCGTCCAGAGGATATTTTGAACGATGCCCTTCAAGCTCAGAACGATCCACAGCAGCGGAAAGATTTCTTAGCGAAATCGTTAAACATTTACACATCATCGATGAAGGCATATTTCAACATCGATGAATTCAAAAATTCAGACCGTAAATATTGTTGGACTATTGAGCAATTAGCAAAACTGCCGATCGATTGGTTCGGTGGTGCCGATCTTTCAAAATTGCACGATTTGACTGCGGCTGCGCTGTACGGAAACTACAACGGAGTTGATATAGCAATTACTCACGCGTGGTTCCCGATTGTTGCCGCAACTAGAAAAGCGGAGGAAGATAATATTCCTTTGTTCGGATGGAAGGACGATGGCTGGCTCACGATGACCAATACACCGACTGTCAACCATTCCGATGTGGTTAAGTGGTTTGAGGACATGCGGTCAAAAGGATTCAAAATTAAGCAAGTCGGTTTTGACCGAAAGTTCGGTCGTGAATTTTTCATGGCCATGAAGCGTAAGAGATTCAGTATTGTTGATCAACCGCAATATTACTACAAGAAGTCAGAAGGTTTCCGGCGTATTGAGAAGCAAGTGAAAGATGGAAATTTCTACTATCTACATTCTCAAGCGTTTGAGTATTGTGTACAAAACGTTCATGCGGTTGAGAAAACGGACGATATGATTCAGTTTGAAAAAATTGAGGACAAGCATCGCATTGATATTTTTGACGCCACTGTTTTTGCTGCAATAAGAATGCTTGAGAATATGGAAAAATCAGTGACAGCTACAAAATGGTTGAATGGGGGTTGATTCAATGGGGATTTTTAAGCGCAGGAAAAAGATCAGAGCGGATACGCAGACGTATGTTGGCTTATTTATGAGTGGTGAAGACACATCTTTTCTGATTCCGGGATATACTCGACTTTCTGATAATCCAGACGTAAGAATGGCTGTTCATAAGATTGCTGAACTTATATCGTCTATGACGATCTATCTCATGCAGAACACGGAAGACGGTGATATTCGTGTTCGAAATGAACTATCAAGGAAAATTGACATCAATCCGTATAGTCTCATGACAAGAAAGTCATGGATGTACAACATCGTGTATACCATGCTACTCGATGGTGATGGGAACAGTATCGTTTTTCCAAAATACACTGCTGATGGGTTGATTGATGAATTAATTCCATTAGCTCCTTCAAAAGTAAGTTTTGTTGATACGGATACAAGTTATCAAGTTTGGTATCAAGGAAAAGCGTACAATTATGACGAGGTGCTGCACTTTATTGTGAACCCAGACCCAGAAAAGCCATATATGGGTAGGGGTTATAGGGCAGTACTAAAAGACATCGTAAATAACTTGAAACAAGCTACAACAACGAAGAAAAGTTTCATGAGTGGTAAATATATGCCTTCACTCATTGTGAAAGTGGACGCGGCCACAGCGGAGCTTTCGAGTGAAGAAGGCCGGAATGAAGTGTTTAAGAAATACCTTCAAGCCACGGAGGCGGGGCAGCCTTGGATCATCCCGGCCGAGCTGTTAGATGTGGAACAAGTCAAACCGTTATCCCTTAAAGATATTGCGATCAACGAGGCGGTTGAACTGGATAAGCGAACCGTAGCTGGCATCTTTGGAGTGCCGGCTTTTTTGTTGGGCGTTGGTGAGTATAACAAGGATGAGTACAACAACTTCATCAACTCAACTATATTGCCTATTGCCAAAGGGATTGAACAGGAACTGACAAGGAAACTGCTCATCAGCCCTGAATTGTATTTCAAATTCAACCCACGAAGCCTATACGCATACGACCTTAATGAACTTGCGGATGTAGGTTCCAACATGTATGTACGCGGTATTATGACGGGCAACGAAGTTCGCGACTGGATGGGGTTGTCGCCAAAAGAAGGTTTGAGTGAGCTAGTCATCTTAGAAAACTACATTCCTCTCGACAAAATTGGCGATCAAAACAAATTGAAAGGTGGTGGTGATAATGGGAAGAACGGCGACCAAACAGACTAGGAGTTTACAAACGAATATCACAGCGTCACGGGCAGAACAAGATAATGAAATGTACATCGAAGGATATTTTGCTGTTTTTAATACCGAAACAGAACTGTGGAGAGGCGCATTCGAATCTATTGCTCCAGGAGCATTCGATGAAACGCTATCTAACGACATTCGGGCGCTAATAAATCACGATACGAACCTTGTGTTAGGTCGCAACAAGGCAGGAACACTAGAATTGAAGGTTGATAGTCGAGGGCTTTGGGGTCGTATAAAGATCAATCCAAACGACACAGATGCGGTAAATCTTTATGAGCGTGTCAAGCGGGGGGATGTAGACCAATGTTCCTTCGGCTTCAATATTCTTGAAGAAGATGTTGAATATCGAGATGACGGTACAGTCAAGTGGACTTTAAAGAAAGTTGACCTTCATGAGGTGTCAGTTGTAACATTTCCAGCTTATGAGGATACAAGTGTTCAAGCAAGAATGACAGAATACGAGCAGCACAAAAAACGCCAGCTTGAACAAAGAAAATTACAGTTAAAGGAGAGGATAAGAAATGGCTTTAAAGCAATTGATGCTAATTAAAAAAATTGAGCAACGTAAATCTGCTTTAAATGAATTGCTAGAAAAAGAGAATGAGCTACAAACAAGATCAGCAGAGCTTGAAAAAGCTATCGAAGAAGCTCAAACGGATGAGGAAGTAAAAACAGTTGAAGAAGAAGTTGAGAAGCTTGAAGCTGATAAACATGGATTAGAAGAGAAAAAATCAAAACTTGAAGGCGAAATCGCTGAACTTGAAGGAGAGCTTGAGCAACTGAATAGCAAAGTTCCGGTCAATCAGCAACGCAAAAATGAGAAGGGAGAGGTTGAAGGTATGAACCGTTTACAGGTACGAGAATTATTAAGAACAGGAGAATACTACAGACGCAGCGATGTTATTGAGTTTTACGAAAAATTCAAGGATTTACGTGCAGTTACCGGCGGAGAATTAACGATTCCGGAAGTTGTTGTCAATCGCATCATGGACATTATGGGCGATTACACAACGCTTTACCCACTCGTTGATAAAATCAGAGTCAAGGGAACAACACGTATTTTAGTAGATACAGATACTTCTCCGGCAACATGGATTGAACAATCCGGCGCACTTCCGACGGGTGATGTAGGTACTATCACAAGTATTGATTTTGACGGATTCAAAGTTGGTAAAGTGACATTTGTTGATAACTATTTATTGCAAGATAGCATCATCAATCTCGATGAGTATGTTACGAAGAAAATTGCTCGTGCAATTGCAAAGGCATTAGACTTAGCCATTGTTAAGGGAACAGGAGCTGCAAATAAACAACCGGCTGGTATCATTCCAAACTTACCTGTGGAAAATCAAGTGACAATAGAAGCTGATAATAATTTACTTAAAAATCTTGTGAAACAAATCGGTCTAATTGATACCGGTGAAGACAGTGTCGGTGAAATTGTTGCAGTTATGAAACGTTCAACTTACTACAATCGATTAGTCGAGTTTAGCATTCAAGTGGATTCTACCGGTAATGTTGTTGGCAAACTTCCAAATTTACGTACACCAGACATCCTTGGTTTACGTGTTGTTTTCAATAACTTCCTTGATGAAGACACTGTGTTGTTTGGTGATTTCCAACAATATACACTTGTTGAGCGTGAGAATATAACAATTGACAGCTCAACTCATGTAAAGTTTACAGAAGACCAAACCGCATTCCGTGGTAAAGGGCGCTTCGATGGAAAGCCGGTAAAACCGGAGGCGTTCGTTCTTGTAACGATTACGGATCCAGTTCAAGGAGCGTAATGTTGAAAGGGTGATATAAATGCCTAAATATGTAGTGATTAAAGATTTCAAAGATTTACAAGACAATAACCATATTTATCGCGTAGGAGATAAATATCCACGGAAAGGGAGACCGAAAAAGGAACGCATCGAAGAATTGCTGGGGAATGAAAATCGAATCGGTGAACCTTTAATTGCAGAAGTGGATGAGAAAGAAGGCGGTGAATAATGGATTTAGCAACTGTTGTTGATTTAGTAAAAGAGCGGTTGGGCATTCGCTCGAACGTTCGTGACACTTATATAACTTCCATTGCAAATGCAGTGGTAACAGAACTTGATGAAGAAAAAGGGTTAGCTATCGATTTAGCTAACCCTTATCATTTGATGTTTGTTGTCGATTATGCTACCTGGCGTTATCAAAGCCGGGATAGTGATGGAGTGATGCCTCGTCATTTGCAATATCGATTGCATAATTTGATGATTCATGCCGGCGGTGTTCAAAATGACGTATGATCATGAGTTGGTTTTAATTAGTGAAACATACGTTGAAGATGAAATTGGCAATCAAATCGCACAAGAAACAAGAAAACCTGTCTTGTGCAACGTGAAATCGGTCGGTAGAAATGAATTCTACAGCGCTGCAACAGCAGGATTACGGCCGTCGATTGTGTTTGTGATTCATGGCTATGAATACAACGGTGAACAGAAAGTTGAATTCGAAGGCGTCAGATATAACGTGATTAGGATCTATTCTACGGATTTTGAAGAAGTTGAATTGACTTGTGAAAGGGTGGCGGTGGATGGCTAACATCTCAATCGATCAGTTGACAAATGAGATAGTCAAGGCAGTCCAAGAATATACAACAGAAGTAGAAGAAAAAGTACAGCAGGCCAGTGATGATGTAACAAAAGAAGGGGTTAAACTTCTTAAACAAAAAAGTCCAAAATTAACCGGTAATTATGCTAAAGGTTGGGCTCGGAAAAAACAAGGAAAGGGGTATATCATCCATAATAAAACTGATTACCAATTAACTCATTTGTTGGAATATGGACATGTTAAACGTGGTGGCGGACGTGTGCAGGCTAAAGTACACATTCGACCCGTAGAAGAACAGATTGTACGTGAATTTGAGAATAGAGTAGAGAAGGTAATTAAAGGATGACTTTACAAGAGTTATATACTATTCTCAAGGCTACTGGTTTCCCAATAGGTTATTCGCATTTTAAAGGTTCGCAAAAACCACCGTTTATTTGCTATTTTGTTAGTTATTCTAGCAATTTTGATGCTGATAATAAGGTTTATCAAAAAATCGAAAACGTGCAGATAGAACTTTATACCGACAAAAAGGACTTGGAAGCAGAGAAAATTTTGGAAGATTTACTGGATGAAAATGAAATACCTTATGAAACTACTGAAACATTTATAACATCTGAAAAACTTTACCAAAAAATCTATGAAGTGAGGTTGATATAGTATGACTGCTCCGACTTCCAATAAAATCAAGTACGGACTTCGGAATGTTCATTACGCTCCGATTATAGAAGATCCTACTACTGGTGCTATTACTTACGAGACGCCGAAACGTATCCCGGGAAGCGTGTCGTTGACACTTGAACCAGCTGGAGAAAACGTCGATTTTTATGCGGATGATTCTACTTATTACAGTGAAGCTACCAACAACGGTTATGACGGAGAATTAGAGTTGGCCAACCTGACAGACGAATTCCGCATCGACATCCTTGACGACACATACGAAAACGGAGTAATGTATGAAAACGCGGACCAAGTGACAAGGCCTTTTGCTCTTCTCTTTGAATTTCAAGGGGACAAAAAGGCAAAGCGTCACGTCTTGTATTACTGCAAGGCAAGCCGCCCGACAGTTGCAGGACAGACAAAAGGAGAAACGACTGAACCGCAAACATCTACACTGAACTTTACAGCTCGGCCACGGCCGGATACGAAAGACGTGAAAGCTGATACGACGCCGGAGATTGACCAAGCCTTGTACGACAGCTGGTATCAGCAAGTGCACGTAAAAGCGCCGCAAGCGCCGCAGGGGGTATAATCCATGGAAAAAACACTGGTGATTGACGGCAAACAAGTTCGCTTCAAATCGAACGCAGCAACACCGCTGCGTTATAAAGCCCAATTCGGAAAAGATTTTTTCAAAGAAATCTATAAACTCAATGTGATCGGGGAATTGACGGATAAAGACGGCAATTTTAATTACGAGGTATTAGAAAAATTAGATTTTGATTTCTTTTACAACATTATTTGGACTTTGGCCAAAACGGCAAATCCGTCCATTCCGGATCCGATTACTTGGTTGGATCAATTTGACGAATTCCCGCTCATGGATATCATTCCGGAGCTCCAGGACCTTATCATTGCGAGTATCAAGTCTAAAAAAAAGTAGAGAATCAAGAAGCGTCCAGTGGTGATGAACTCACTACTGAGACGTTTCTTTTTTTGTGCAAACGCTGTGGACTACAAAAAGATGACCTGGAAGAAATGACGATCGGCATGTGCATAGACTACATCGACGAATATATCCGGGAAATGACTGAGCCGAAAGAGCGCGTGCGTGAGGCCACGCAAGCCGATTTTGATGCCTTTTAGGAGGTGAGAGTGTGGCAGATAAAAAAATCAAAGGGATTACTATAGAAATAGGCGGAGAAACAGTTGGGCTCCAGAAAGCTCTTCAGGATGTTAACAAGAAAAGCCGGGAACTGTCTTCAGAGCTGAGATCTGTTGAAAGACTTCTGAAATTCGACCCGGGAAACGTCGAAGCGTTAGCCCAAAAGCAAAAGATACTGACCGATCAGATTGAAAACACGACGAAGAAATTGAATCAACTGAAAGACGCTCAGTCTCAAGTTGAGCAGCAGTTTCAAAGCGGGGAGATCGGTGAAGAACAGTATCGGAAGTTTCGTCGAGAAATCGAATTCACCGAAGTGCAGCTGAAAAAATACCGACAAGAACTCCAAAACATGCAGGCGGAGCAGCAAAAGACGGAAGAATCGACGAGGCAGCTGGAAAACTTATTCAAAGTAACGGGAAAAAGTGTTGATGATTTTGCAGACGTCTTGGGGAATCAATTGACGAACGCGATCAAAAGCGGGAGAGCCAATTCTGCCCAGCTGGAAAAGGCGATTGACGAAATCGGCAAATCTGCGCTCGGCGCCAACGCCGACCTAGATAAGATGCGACAGGCTTTGAAACATCTGGATAGCGGCAGCAGTTTGAAGCAAGTAAAGAAGGAATTTGATCAGATTGCCCAGGCTGCAAATGATGCTAAGGATGACGTGAAGGGTTTTGGTGACGAGCTCAAGGGCATGGTTGGCGGAATTGTGGCCGGCGGCGGACTAGCCGGCGCTATAAATCAAGCGCTGGACACGTCAAGGGTAAACACACAGATCGATATTTCGTTCAACGTCCCGGAAAAATCAAAGAAAGCAGTAAAAGATGCGGTAAATACGATCAAGGCCTATGGCGTCGATGCGGCAGCGGCCCTTGAGGGTGTTCGCCGTCAATGGGCATTGAACAAAAATGCAAGTGATGAAGCGAACCGAAAAATTGTTGAAGGTGCGGGGATGATCGCATCTTCTTACGATGGCATTGATTTTACCGAACTCATTCAAGAGATTAATGAGATTTCAAGCGAATTGAACATTTCAAATGAAGAAGCGCTTGGGTTGACCAATGCGCTTTTAAAAATCGGTTTTCCGCCCGAACAGTTGGACATCATAGCTGAATATGGTCAACAGTTAACGCGGGCTGGCTTTTCAGCACAAGAAGTGCAAGCGATTATGGCGGCGGGCGTCGAGACCGGGACATGGAATATTGACAACCTTTTGGATGGCCTGAAAGAAGGACGGATTCGGTTGGCCGAATTTGGGCAAGGAGTAGATAAAGCAACCGCTGAATTGTTGCAAGGGACCGGAATATCTGCTCAGCAATTGGAATCATGGGGCCAAGCTGTTGCTGCTGGCGGTGATAAAGGACGCGAAGCGATGCAACAGGTTGTCAAAGCGTTAAGCGGCGTGAAAGATGAGACAAAAAGAAACGCGCTTGGTGTAGCTATTTTCGGTAAACGAAAGTTGTGCCGAAACAAAACCGGGCAAAATCGGTGGAAGCTAAGTGAATCGGCGTGAATAAAGTGTTATGGCATGTTATAATAAATTATGAAGGGCTAGGGGGACGCCCCGAAAAGCAGATTCCCGACTGCCTGCCCTTCATTTAATTATTCGGGATACAACTACGGGAGGTTGTAAAATGAATAAGGTTTGTTCTGATTGTGGGAAGGAAAAACCGTTAGATGATTTCGTAAAAGACAAACGATACCCTGATGGGCATAGAAAAAGGTGTAAACAATGCGAAAACTTGAGACGAAGAAAAACACCTGTACTACCGCAACCGAGAGATGGGCACAAATATTGTGCTAAATGTCTTAAAGAAAAAACGTTGGATGAATTTAATTTCAGAAACGTAAAAGGGGAAAAGAAACCATTCAGTTATTGTAAAGAATGCGAAAGAGAATACAATCGAAACAAATATCTTCATGTGTGCCAGAAATGCGGAAAAAGTTATCGTTCAGGGAAAAATAAATCTACTTATTGTAAGGAATGTTACTCGGAGCTTTTAAGAGATTTAGAAACCAATCCTTCAAAAGTGATATACATGGACTGGAGCGGAGAAAATAACCCTATGTATGGGGTTAGACGTTTCGGAAAATCTAATCCTAATTATAATCCCAACAAAACAGACGAAGAAAGAGAAAGAGAACGTCTTGTTGAAGGTTACAGCACATGGAGAACACAGGTGTATGAAAGAGATAATTATACATGTCAATGTTGCGGAGACAATAGAGGCGGAAATTTAATAGCCCATCACTTGGACAGTTGGGATTGGTGCAAAGAAAAACGTCTTGATGTCAGTAATGGGATAACTTTATGCGTGACATGCCATAAAAGATTTCATGATATATATGGTTATGGAAAAAATACTAAACAACAATTTTATACTTTTTTGTCATTAGTCCAAAAGCACTCCGTATGAGTGCTTTTTTTATTACGCCGATTCATATGCCAACACCGAGGTAACAGGGAACACCACCCTGCACCGTAGAGCGTAGGCGGTGAGCGTTAAGGGAGCAATAATCCGCCCAAGAGTGTCCGGCAACCAATGTTTTGTTGGTTGAAAATGTACGCCGAACCGGGCTGGAATTGACCAGCCGTATCCCAAAAGGGTATGAGGGAAACCTCCGGAAGCAAAGGATAAAAAGCCTTTGCGATAACAAATTGACAATGTGGGAAGACCAAGGAACGAACATCACCGAAACAATCCTAAACATGAACAAACACCTAGGAGATGCGAAAAACAACCAAGATCAACTGAATGATGCGATTTCTAAAATCAATGCCGATCCGGCTGTAAAAATCCAAAAAGCGATGAATGATTTGAAAACGGCGCTTGAACCGTTGCTGTCTGTTATCGCATCGGTTGTCGGAGCAATCGCTAGCTGGATGTCAGCAAATCCTCAATTAACGGCAACGATTACAGCGATTGTGGGAGCAATCGGCATTTTTTCTGGAGTACTCATGGCATTGGCGCCCATTTTGTATTCGATACAGACAGCTCTTCCGATCATCACAAAGATGCTCCCGCTGCTCGGAAATGCGTTTAAGGCGATGACTGGGCCGATCGGCTTGGCCATTACGGCGCTCACACTACTTGTTCCGGTAATTATTGAGAATTGGGAGCCGATAAAGGATTTTTTTGCAAAGCTATGGGACGGAATCAAGCAGGTTTTTGAAACGACGATAAATGCTGTTGCCTCGTTTTTGAGCAGCTCGTGGGAAACGATAAAAAATGTGACATCGACCGTGTGGAACGGGATCAAAGATTTCTTCTCACAATCTTGGAATGCAATTAAACAAGTATTTGAAACAACGATCAACGGAGTTTCTAGTTTTCTAACAAACGCCTGGAACACGATTTCTTCAACCGCAAAGACCGTATGGAATGGAATTGTCTCCTTTTTCACGAGCACATGGAACACGATCAAAACGACATTCCAAACGGTGCTCACTACGGTGTCCAACTTGGTTCAGACGATTTGGAACGGGATCAAAAACACGACTTCTAACGTGTTTAATACTATCAAAAATACGATCTCAAGCGTTTGGAACGGGATTAAATCCGCCGTAAATTCCGCGATCAATGCTGTCAAAAATGTTGTTTCGAGCATTTGGTCGGCGATCAAAAATACAACGTCAAATGTATGGAACAGTATTAAAAATTTTGTGATGAATCCGGTCGATGCAATCAAAAACGCGGTTCCAGCCGCTTTCGAGAGCATGAAAAACAAAATCGCAAGCGTTTGGGAGAAGGTTAAAGGCGTTATCAAAGCTCCTTTAAACGCGATAATCTCGACGATCAACAGCTTTATCAGCCGTTTGAACGGTCTGAAAATACCCGATTGGGTCCCTGGAGTGGGCGGCAAGGGAATCAACATCCCGAAAATTCCGATGTTGGCAAGAGGAACAAACTTTTTCAAAGGTGGATATGCAATCGTTGGAGAACAGGGTCCTGAACTTGTACAGCTTCCAACAGGTGCAAAAGTTTACTCGAATGGACAGACTCAAGATATGTTAAGCAATCAAACGATCATCACCGGAAACACATTTGTAGTAAGAGAAGAAGCCGATATTAAGAAAATTGCTAGAGAACTATACGTCCTACAGATTCAAAATACAAGAGGCGGTGGTATAGCTTGACAAACGGAATTACCTTTAATGGTGTACATTCGAGAACATTTAATCTTGTTATGCTCACTTCTAAACGCCCTTTATTGCCCGAAAACAAAGACACGTATATCGATATACCACACCGGGATGGTTCTATACTTATCCCGGACAAGTCGGCAAAAGACATCATTATAGAAGTTGAGTTTTTAATTAAACGACCGGCAAACTTATATGAAGCAGCTCGTAATATATCTCGATGGCTGATAACAGACGACCGAGTTCCACTTATCTTTGACGATGATCCAGACTACTACTATAATGCGAAGGTTTACGGAAACATTGAACTTGAAAAAGTTGTTAAGAGTGGTCGGTTTACAGTGAATTTCAGGTGTGAACCATATCCTATTAGGAGGAAATAACGAATGTCCATGACAGATTATCTTGAAACACAGATTTTGAACGCAATCTTTAAAGGCGAAACTTACACGGGACCAAGTGCCCTTTATTTAGCACTGTTTACATCAGACCCAGGAGATAACGGTGAAGGAACAGAGGTAAGTGACAGTGCGTATGCAAGACAAGAAATCATATTTAGCGAAATCACTGACGGTACCGTAAGTAATACAAACTTAATCGAGTTTGCACCGGCAGCGGTTAACTATGGTGTCATAACGCATGTTGGCATTTATGACAGTCAAACAGGTGGTAATTTATTGTTTTATAGCGAGTTAGCAACATCGATAGTTGCCGGTCAGGGTGTGGGTGTGAGTATACAACCGGGTGATTTAAGTGTGTCATTGGATTAGTGGGGTGATTAGATGACAGCAAGTGAGTATCTATCGGAGTTTACTGGAGTTAATATCATTACAAAATCATCCCTGTCAGTAAAAGCCGAAATCACTTGGAATGTCCTTAACGGTGACGTTATTTATATCGTAGATCCGTCAACCTTAGCTCGTAGACTACCAATCAAAAATGTTATCAACCCTTTAATCAGTGAACAAATAAACGCTCACTATACATTCTCTTTTGACACGGTTTTTGACGATAAAACAAAGTACATTAACAACGCAAATATTATTGAGGTTGACGATGATTATTTTCAAGTTGGTCGAATCGTAAAACAGCGAGAAACATCGGTGTCCATGTCTGTGTCGTGTGAACATGTGTCGTATAAGTTACTCGATAAGAAAAAATATCCTTTACCATTCACGGAAGCGGAAGACAGTCCTAGAAATTTAATGTCTGCTTTATTGTCAGGTACACCATTTTCAGTCGGAACTGTAGAAATCGGCGGAAGCTACTATATTAAACCTAAATCTGATAATATCCGCGGTGCTCTTATTGAGTTGGCTAACCTTGTTGGCGGTGAGTTAATCTGGGAAAAATTCACTGTACATTTAGTAAAACGCAGGGGCGCTGATAACGGCTTAGAATTTAGATTAGGGGAGAATTTGATTGGAGTAACAGAAGAAATAGATACTACTGGGGAAGAACCGAAAGTGTCTTTAGGAGTCGATGTACTTGTGTAA